GTTGGCTCGGTTGGCTCGGTTGGCTCGGTTGGCTCGGTTGGCTCGGTTGGCTCGGTTGGCTCTGTGCTATATATTTGCTTTGGGTTAATTAATGATTGATGCTTATTTGCAGGCTCAAACATTGACTGGTCGTCAAAATAAAACGTCGTGTCGGGCTGCGCAAATCCTAGTTGGATAAGCAAACTGCCCTCAAAGTCTGTGACTTTGTCGGTTGTGCCTGCTTTGCCGTTGGGTGCATCTTTTATGTATTTGATATTCATTTGTTTAACCTTGTCTACTTTTTTATGAGTAGATACTGACGCGGATAACGGGGAGATGCACGGCAATACCTACTCATAAAAAACCCCGCGTTTTACGGCGGGATTTTTGGTTAGGCTATGAGGTTTTAAGTAATGACATTAGTGTAGTTGATATAAGCGGCGGCGGTGACGCGGCGCTTAGACCATGTCATGTGTCGCTCAGCGCGGATGGCAGTCATGTTTTGTTGCCACAGATTGACCATCGTTGATGCGCCCATGTCGATACTTGCTTGGTCGCTAAACGCTACTTCAACATCGCCGTCATCTGCCAGATATAGCTCAGACGGTTTGAGCAGTGCAATCACATCGGCGGCGGTCTCAGACTCAATGACGGGCAGACCGTTTAGCGTTTTGCTGCCGGACGGTGCATCCATGCCGCGATAGTAGGGATTGCCCAACGCATCACGTAGCTCAGCCATATCGCTTGCGCGTGTCTCGCTCATAACGTAGTGTGCGCCGTTGAGCGATAGGTTGTTGCTGATAAATGTTTTGCGCAGGGCGGCAAGGTCAGCGTTATATTCAGCCACGCCAACGCCTGTGTGATCGACTTTGGTCGCGCCATGGAGCACACCAGCGGGACGGATGTCGGTCTCAGCGGCGGTGTCGATAAACGTGTTATCAATCAGTGTGGCGCAAGACTCAATCAAGTCATCACGTAGCATCTGGTCAGTGCCAGGTGTTGCCAGTTTTAGTAAATCATCAGTACGCACGATAATACCAGCGAGTTTATGATGACCAATGTTGACTGAGTTAAACGTTGGGTTGGTTGCTGGTTTTGCAGCGCCATCACCGACCCATGCCGCTGTGCTACCAGTCGCCATGCCAGGGATCTTGGCATTAAATGGTGCAGCGCGCATCATCGGTGCCAGTTTGTCCACGATAGTTTTAGCGCGTAGCAGCTCGATAAACTCACCCGCGAGCGTGTTTTCGACGATGATGTCGCTTGAGTTGGTTGTGTTAAGGGCGACCGCTTTTTCGAGCGCCTGAATGACGCGTGGGTCCATGCCTTGAGACTTAGCGATATCGAGTGGGCTGACATAATTGCCCTGCTTTTGTTGCAGCACTGCTAGGGCTTTAGCTTTAGTCAACTGCGCAAAGCCGATGCCTTTTTTGGCATGGTTTGGCTGGACCGTGACGCCTTTGGCAGATTGCTCAGGATCTTTTTCACCGTCTGCGCTTGCATCGGCCTGTTCTGGATTTGCGCCAGCGGCGGGGGTTGCGTCTTTAGCAGCATCGGCGGCGTCTTTGATGATGTCGTTGACACGGCCAAGCTCTTTAGTGAGTTTGGCGATATCGTCATCAATATCTTGGATTTGTACTTCTTCGTCGTCATTAGTCGTGCGATTTTCATCTAGCGACTTTTTCATGATACCCGTTTTTAGCCCTTTTTTGGACTTAATCGTGGCTAGGATTTGTGCGCGTCGTTGTTCCCAGGTCATAGGGTGTCTCCAGTTAGTAACGGTATGCTGCCCCGATTTGGGTCAACTAAGGTGATGGTTTTGGTTTTTTGCGCTATCGGCTCACTAGGAGGCGATGGCTCGGTGGTGATGGTTTTGGCTGGTGTTGCATCAGTCGTAAATTTTGGCGGCATATGGAGGGCTTTTTCAGCGTCCAAAAAAGCCTGCTTGATACTTTTTGCACTGGTTATCATTGCATCGGGATTGGCTGGTACAGTAACAGCCGATAACTCGTACCATTCCCATTCTTTGATGTGCAAGCCATAGCTGTCGTCAAGGTAGTTGTATTCAAGCAATCTAAATCCAATCGACAAGCATTTTACTAAGCCAGATTTGATAGACTGCCAAGCTTCTTCGGTTCGATTTTTTAGATAGCCGTCTTCTTCGATTTTTACGATCGTAGCTACGATTTCGATGCCTTCCTCAGTGACAGTGGCTTCGGTGACCTCGCCAATTGGCTCATAATGGTTGTGCTGCCAGAGCAGAGGCATGGGCAGCGAAAACTTAGCACCCGCCATGTCCATAATGTCGTTGTCGCGGTCTTGTTTGGGTGTGGAGGCGATGCCGGTGATGGTGCGCGTGTTGCCATCCTCATTAATCGCTTTAACTTTTAGCGTGCTATAGGCTTTGGTCATAGTGAGTCTCGTTATAAAATTTGGGCAATAAAAAACCGCCTTATTAGCGGTCTCTTATTTATGCGGATTATGTAGTGATTTGGGCGGTGGTGGCGGTGGTATGGCTACAGGTTTGAATTTTTTAGGTCTAGTGCGAGTAACTCCAGCTAAAGAAGGAGCAGGTTTGCTAGGTGCTGTAACTATTCGATAGATAATAGCGCCTAAAACCAGACCTAATCCAAAGCCTATAATAAAGATAGCGGTAGCACTTAGATAAATAAGCATAGTTAAACCCTATATAGTAAAAAACCCCATCAGTTGGTGGGGTGTTTTATCTTTAACTTGTGATCTATTAATCTTGCATACAGGCCAGATAATATTTAGTAGTAAACTCATTAATGCTCGTTTGTTGCATGCGCTCAGAGTATCTCAAGTCTTGTGAGTAGGCATCCATGATAATGCCATCCATTAACTTAGTGGTTTCGGCACCGCTGGCCGTACCGTCATCTGCAAATTGCTGACTAATTGCTAAAGGCGTCGAGATGGGCGTGCCAATCTGACGCATCGACATAACGTTTTGCGCCATGACAGAAACTGTCAAACAAATATCTTTTTTGGTTGGCGGCGAAGCATAAGCTGACGTGGTAGCCAACAAGACTGAAACCAGTATAAATCCGGATAGTTTGGACACTTTAAACCCTTAAAAATGGATAAATTGTGTCCTCACTATAAGACATCGACAATAACCAGGCAAATTATTAAATAAAAAACAAAGCAGGGCCGTTGGTGTTGGGTGCCTCTGGGTTTAAGCTCATTAGGGCGACAGCGTTTAGCATGCCAATTACAGGATCAATCTTGGCAGTGCCTGACTCAGCCTTGCTGATCATCGTACCACTGCCACGCACGACCGTGCGAGCGTTGCCTACTGACCACGTGAGCATGTCTTGATCAGCGTGTAATAAATGCTTACGCGCGATCTTGTTTTCGCTGGTTTTGATGTAGCCCGCCATTTTAAAGCCTTGGCTGACGCCTATTAACTTATCCTCTGGTATACCAACCGCAGTCAGCTCCTCGATAAGCGTGCCAATGCCAAGCGGATCAAGCCCGATGTTGTCGAGTTTACCGCTATCGTTTATCTGCTCGCACAATTGCGCGACTTGTGCTGACTCATCGCCGACATTGTCTACGATGATAAGATCGCCATCTTTAGCAAACCCCTCAAGCGTGGGTGCGATAGATTTGCGGCGCTTAAGCGCGATTTTGTGACACCATGCGCGTGACCAGACCCACCACGGCTTGATTTGCACCTTTTGCTTGGTGATATTGTCTGTGTACTCACGTAAAACAGTGGGCAGGCGGCCAATTGCAGCAAACCCAAGCAGGTCGTCAAGACCGCCGCCATCGATGCCGACAGTGATAACCTCTGATGCCTCGATAAGATCGTCTAATGTAAAGGGCGTTTCTGCCGCTGCTGCCTCCCAAAACTCAGCAGCTGCCCAGCGATTTGCGCGGAGTGAGATGCCGATTTGTACATTTAAGTGCTTAGCCGTAAAATCTTGCAGCTCCTCTTTACCCTCATCTTGTGCTTTTTTAAACTCACGCTCTAAAAATTTAACACTGACAGACGCGCCTAAATTTGGATTGGTGATATACCAGTTGTCAGGATCGAGATACAGCTCATCGTCAATATATTTTTGCGGAAACTCATATAGCAATCCTAAGAATTGCGGATCAACTATCTTGCCGTCACGTACGCCGCGAGCATAGTCTAGCTTTTGTTTAAAGATGCCAGCAGGTTGCTCATCAGGCATCGTGCTTAGATAAACCACAAACCCTTCAGGGCGTGATGCCAATCCGCCAGTGGCCTCACGTAGCATCGAGGCAGCATTGGCGCGTTTACCAAATAACCAAAGCTCATCGATGAGCACATAGCTAAATTTACTACCACCCAGTGTGTCAGATTCAGCAGCATAGACTTTTAGGGTAGCATTAGTACCCAAATGCGTAATGGTGCGCGTGTGCGGCGATACGTTGAACATGGCAGCCAGTTCGGGGTCAGCACTAATCATGTCACTTGCGGGGCCGTAGCTGGCGTTTGCGACCTCTTTTGTCGGTGCGATAATAGCAAGGCTTGCGCTTAAACGCTCATTGAGCACTAGCGCGATCATCATGATGCCAGCAGCGAGCGTGGACTTGGTGTTTTTTTTACTAATCAGCAAAAAAAACTCAGTGATTAAGCGCTCTTGGCTCGCAGTATCATAAGCACCAAAGATGGCCGCGATAAATTCACGTGCCCATTCGCGGGTGACATCTCCAGCGGCGGGGCTGCCGATCATATCGACCAGTATCAAGCTGTCGAATATTTTTAAGGCGATATCAGCCACGTCTTGATTGAGTGGCTTACACGGCATCAGAGACTCACCTGCGACTATACGCTTATCCCAGTCGGGCAAGGCTGTCGACCAGGTTGTTATCATAATGAGCTCTTATTGAGTCGTGCCAGATGTAAGGAGATCTTGTTGATTGCTTAAAGTCGAGAACTTACCTTTGTTTGTAGCGGTCTTAGCATCAATCTTGCCTTGCTCTTTTTTACCAACAGGCGCGGGCTTTGGCTCCTCGTACTGGATAGCCATCGTGGCGCAGGTGATGCGGTCTTTCATTGACTTGGCTGGGTTTTTATAGATCGTTTGAAAAAAGTGTAGAGCGCTGACTAACTCAACAACCTCAGCGTCTTCGCCGTCAGTTGATTGGCCAGTTTCCAAAAGGTTGATAGCGCGTAATTCCGTGATGCGCTGTTGGATGGCTTCGTTGTCTTTTAAGTTTTTTAGAGAGCGTTCTGCGTTCGCTTGATTTTTAGCTTTATAGCCAGCGGCTGCCATTGCCTCTAAGTCATCAAGACCTTCGGCGACATTTTGACAGTACGCCTCTTGTCGTTTCGTTAGAGACATAATGAGAACCTTTCTCAATTAAATGGATTCGGAAAAATGGAAAAATAAATTTGATTTGGCATTTTTTTTGCGCGTGGGAGGGGGCGTGGTGTCCGCTGGGTTTGCCCAGAAATAAAAACACCTCCCCCCGGGTTATTTCCAAGAAAATATCTTAAATTTCTTGGCTTTCTGCATGCGTTTTCGGCTTATGACAAGCAGTGCAGATGGTTTGGAGGTTGCTGTCATCGTCAGTACCACCACGAGCGACGTTGAGAATATGATCTAGCTCAAGCTCACCGCCAACACGGCCGCAAACTTGGCAGGTATATTTGTCGCGCTTGAATATCTCATCGCGCTTGCGTCGCCAAGGTCGACCGCCGCGTCCGTGTCCCCATCTTGATTTAGGTTGATGAGTATCATTGACTGCTTTGGTACTGATGGTTGCGAGGCGTGGGCGTAGGGTTTTGAGCGCCATGCTTTATTACCTCCAAAAAGAAAGCCCGCTGCGGGGGCAACGGGCTTAACTGGTGATGTTTGTTTACGTCTGCTTTATGATTAGGCAGGAACTTCGAATATGATAAATATTAGGTCAAACTGTTCCATTAATCAATATGGCTTTTATTCATTGATGAGCTGTTCATCTATCTTACGCCTTACTCTGCGAGCGGTAGAGCGGATATCTTTTATTATAAATTCGATATGTTCTGAGTAATTGTTGCGCGACCAGGTCGCTTTAGATATCCCTGCAAATGCAGCTCTCTCGTTACCTGACCAAGCAAAGCCAGTGGCTTCATTCACTGGGTATTGTAATTCCGCAAGGGCTGTAGCACTAAGTACTGCACTATGCTTATGAGGCTTGTCTTCATAGTTCCATCTGAGACCGTATCTAGCAGCGATGCGCTTCTGAAGGACTGGGTCAAACCCGCTATAGATATAATGATAGCAATCAGACTCTATCTCATGAATGTTTGCATAAGCTTCAGCAGCTGCTCTTAAGTATTCTTGACGCATGCTTTTAGCTCCGCTTTTTGGTGGTCTAAAAGATATGACAGCTGTCCGATTATTGCACCTGGTTGCTGAATGTCTAATATATTGATTTCGTGGTAGACAGTTACCATCTGCCATTTGTCGCCAACAAATACCATATCATCAATGCGTATCTGTGTTAGGTGCGGCGATGATGGCGCTACGTCTCTGAAGTATATAGCTTTGCCGCTAAACTTCTTGAGTAGTGATTCTTTTAATTCATTTACTTGATTAGCAGTTGTTTTTTTGCTCATGATAAATATCCCCCGTTATTTATAGCCAATATATAAGCGTGTGCATAGTTACGTCAAGATGTGCAGGGTTAGGTTTTAAACTATGCACGTCTACAGCCCTTGTTATTACTGGCTTATAAGACTGATGTTCATAGTGTGCATAGTGTGCATAGTTATTTTTACGCACGGGATTAAAAAAATATAGCTGTCATAATATCAGTATATTAAATAAATAATTATTTCCCGCGCGCGCATACGAAAAAACCCTGCACACTATGCACAGGGTTGCTATAAGCTATATGGGGTAAGGGTTGTAGACGTGCATAGTTTGTTTTTATACTATGCACATGGGGTGCACACTATGCACATGGTTGGCTATTTTGGGTCAAGTTTGTGACCGATAGCGTTCTTCATAAGCTTGATTTGCTGCCCAAGCCATACTTGTTGGTTGGCAGCTTCAGCTGTTGGATAGTTGGTTGGCATATTAACAGCAATTACTGTCGCTTGGACGACTCGCATCCCGCCAGGAAGTTGATATCTTAACCGCTCCTTGTGTTCACGTCTACCAATATATGTCATTAATTTGGTTTTAGTGGTACCGCGTTCGCCGCCTTTACGACACCAATGCTGATAGTAATCATATAAATCGTCAGTAAGGGCGCTGCAATAAGGTATTCCAGCCTCACCAGCCACCCAGTCATCATAAAACACTTCCCAGTTTGGTTGGCTTAAACGGATGAGCTGACGTTTGCTACTGGTCATGAGTGCTGGTGTATGTGCTGTCTGGCCTTTTAAATCAGTCATCATGAGCAAAGTGTAGAAAGCGCGTAGCATCTTGTCGTCAGTGTCAGATAATGCTGCCGCGACGTCATTTAAAATGGGTGCGGGAATCTTTTGTTGTGGATAGCAGACAACATGACGTCTATCGTTTTGTTCTAATGACAGTGGCATCATATTGTTTGATAAGAATATCGCATTAACAAAGTTATCTTGCTGCCAACCGCTCATAAACTTTTTACTGATATAGATTGTATTGCCAGTGATGAGCTGCTTAACCATGCCCATCTGTGAATAGCGGTCACTTCCGCTAAATATCTCTTCAAATAATGCATAAAGCTTGTTTGATACCCAATCATTATATTGAGACTCAAGCTGACCTTGACCAAGTGTGACAGCATAATCGCCGTAGATACGTGACATGATGCGGTCAAAGAATAGCGACTTACCTGCACCTTGCACTTCGCCGTGAAAGATAAGAGCCGTATCAAGCTTGGTACCAGGTTGCTGTAATGGAATGGCTAGCCATCTAAGCACCCATTCATAGACTTCTTGTTTGCCTTCGCACAAATGTAATAGCAGGTCAGTGATCGGCTTGCACATCTTGGCAGCGTCTTTGATATCTGTCTCAATAGGCTTTAGTGGTAGGCCATCAAACGTATTGATAGCAATATCTTTTTCATGCTTGGGTGTTTTGGTGCGAGTAGGGTCAAACCAGATGTTATCCGCTTTAATAGTAATACGCGCCTCTGACTTAAGCCAGATCTCATACTCATTAGGGCGTGCTAGTTTGATGGTATCAACGGGCAGACGAACGCGCTCAACGTCATCCCAAACTTCTTTGGTGCCATAGATAAGGAAGTAGCGCTGGAACATCGATTGAGCTTCGACAGCCATCATTACATCAAGGTCTTTTGCAACTTCTGACTTTGCAATCTTACGATGCTTCGTTTCCCACCAACGTGCTGCTAATTTCTTATTACCAATTTCATTAGCAAACTGCGTCTTTGTATACTCAATCTTTTGCTCTGTGTCATAGACTTTATTGGTTACTTTGCCGATATCAGTGATTTGAGCGTAACGCTTGAGCATTGCCGCCAGTCGCATTTCTTGTTCAATATCAGCCGGTACATTGCCGTTATGTTGAGTGGTAGGCGCAGTATTATTAGACTGATCGTCATTGGCCGCTTGCGTCACGATTGACTGATTGGCTAGCGCATGCTTGATTTGACGTGCTACTTCATTAAGTCCAGATGCAGCGGCGAGGTCGTTAAAGTCTGTATGTTGTTTGCCTTGCATTACGCCGCATCCTTATCTAGTAAATCAAAACTTGGTACTACCATCTCACCATTAATAGCGATGGCGGCGTTACGTGCCTCACGAATACCCGTATTGTACTCAATCAAAGGCTTGGGCTCTTTACCCTCTGCAATGGCTTTATCGCGCATCTTAATAGCTGTGGCAGTATCGTCATCGGCGATAATAATAATACGATGATCAGGATATTGAGCGCGTATAGATTGGGCGACCGGTATTAGATTGTTTGCGTTAAATGCCACAATCACAGGCAAGCTATAGCTCATTGCGTCAAACACAGTAGCGCCAGTTGCGTAACCTTCACAGATGAGTATCACGCCGCCGCCAAACATAGCAGGGCTGCCAATCGTAAAGTAAGCGCCGCTTACCAAGCCGCCTTTTAAAAACAACTTTTCGCTGTCAGGTGCAATGGTTTGCACGTTGACCAGTGTTATTTGTTGTTTGTCAGCATTGTGGTAATACATCGGGATGATTAAGTTATCATTAGCGTCTTGGCTCAACCCAATTGCTGAGACGTTTTTGCGTAGTAAGTAAGGGTGATCGTCAGCTGCTGGCTTTGAGTTATCCCAAATGATTTGGGCACGACTGGCAGCATCAATGCGAGCCTGGCGCTTTTCAGCTTTCTCAACGGCTTCACGCTCGACTTGCTGTGATTGCCAGTGTGCGCGTTGCTCATCTGTGACCATGCTAGTCGCATCAATCCCTATTGCGCCTGCAATCAGCTTGTTAGTCTCATAAACATCAAGACCAGTGTATTGCTGTACGAGCATGAAGCCATTACCAGCGCCGCACTGTGAGCATATCCAAGTCCCTTCACCGCGCTTATCATCACAACGAAATCTATTAGAGCCGCCGCACATAGGACATGACTGATGCTGATGGGCAGCTTTACTGAAGCTAATGCCTGCCGCAGGGAATATGGTCGAGACATAATTACCGACAGCTGCTGCGCGTATGGCGTCAAAGTCTAAAGGGGTGCGTTTATCTGTCATTGTGTCTCTCCATATTGCGTTTGGAACTTTCTGAAATCCCATGAATATGACGAATTAATGCTTGGCAATCTCTTTGAATACGGGCATTTTCGTCAGGTTCGATAATCTTGTCAGCATAAGCGTCAATAGCAGTGCTATTGAGGTCTGCAAACTTTTGACCTAACAAAGCAAGGTCCATCATTTCATCACACTGAGTATCGGGGGCAGGCAGTAAAAACCATCCGGCGCTGCCATGAGCGCAGCAGATAGCATCCATGATTAACGACGACTGGGTATGTTCGAGTACTAGTTCAATCGTTTCAGGCGCAAGCGTGTGGCTGCTACGGTTTGGATTCACTTGTAAAGCAAGCGTGTTGTAGTTAACGCCATAAATATCAGCAATCTTGCCCAGTGTGCCACGTTCTTTTTTGCAAGCGTGGTAGACGGCTTGTTCAAGTGATAATACGCAATGTTCTGCGCGCTGAGCTGATGTAAATATTGTGGTCGACATATTGCCCCCGTTATTGTCGTTCTTTTATTTTTGCTTAAGCGTTAAGCTAGTTGTTGTTGATTACTTGGATCGTTGGCTGGAGCGGGAGTTGGAAATATATCTGGACGTAACTCGTGATATGGGACGCCAGTTGCTTCGCTAATTTTTACAACATACTTAGCAGAGGCTTTACCATCTCTATTTAGCCATTGCCAAACGTTTTGTTGTTTGGTGTTAATTAGGTTTGCAAGCTCAGTTTGACCGCCCGCTGCTTTAACTGCTTTGGCAAGTGCTTGTTTAGGTGTAATAGGTTTAAGATTCATGATGTAAATCCTTTGTTGTTAGTTTTATTGTATTTAATCATTTGTTGTTAATACTGTCAAATCTTTTGTTGTTAGCTTTGTAACTTCATTTGTTTTAAATTACTGATAATTATGGAGGCAATAGTTATGGCACTTGGACAGCGAGTTAAAGAGGCAAGAGAGTTTAGAGGTCTCAAACAAGGTGAGCTTGCTGATCTAATCGGTTGGACACAGCAAGCATTATCTACATTAGAAAAAAGAGATAGTAAGAAGAGCTCTTATTCTGCTCAAATAGCGAAAGCACTGGACATTGACATTGATTGGTTGATGAGCGGTATGGGCGAAATGATTAAAAAGGAAAAAGAGAAGGGAGACGGTATAGTTAAAAACCCTATTAAGTACGTTCCAGTTAAAGGTTCAGCTCAGATGGGTGATAATGGATATTGGCTGGAGCTAGATTACATGGGGAATGGTGGGGATGGATACTTAGAAGTAAATAATGCTAGTGATTCAGCGTATGTCATACGTGCCGTAGGTGACAGCATGTTCCCTGCATTGCGTTCAGGCTGGTATATAGTATTTGACCCTAAAAGAGAGCCATGCGCAGGAGAATACGTACATATCGTATTAAGAGATGGGCGCAACATGATAAAAGAATTTGTCAGTTGCCAACATGGCATTATTACTGTCATTTCTGTTAATGGCATGGAGCGTATGTCTTTTAATTGCGAAGATGTGAATGTTTTAAATCCATTCGTAGAGATACAGCCGCCTAGCAGACTACGCGACGAGCTGCACCTATTAGATAATGAATGCACAGGAATATTATAATGACTAGTAGGCCATGGGTAGAATATTGGATTGAGCATTACTTTGCGCATGCTAAGCCAGTCTCAAAAGACAATCCTTTAGCTCATGGTTGGTGTGTCTATATAGAAGTTTATGAGTTTGATTAACTAAACCCCGCTAATTTTATAACGTGTTTTGTTGTTCAATTTTAACTATTTTAAATATAAACAACAAAAGATTTGACATTATTAACAACAAATGATTAATATATACCCGTAATCAACAAAACGGGTATAACGTCATGTCTCAATATCAAACCAACGGAACGGTCCCACCAACGCGCGCTCAACAACAGATTGAGCGCCTACAACTAATCCTAGCTGAACGTAACCAGCAACTCCAAGCCGCTGAGCAGAAACTTACTCAAACCGAAATAACCAACAAATTAGCGCGTAGAAATACACGCTGGTTTATGGCGCTTTGCACCCTATTGATTGTCGCTATGACGATGGGGGGTGTGGCATGAGCACTCAAAACAAGCTAGGCAAGATAATCACACGCTTTGAAATCGGTTTTGATAACGAAACCAAAGCTGATATTGATGCTTTAAAAGCGAAAATCGACGCTGTGACACTTGCACTGTCAGTTAAAAATGACAGTCACGGCGACCGCTTACTTGCAGCCATGCAAGCTGAAGCAGCTAATGATGCGCCTGTAACGCACTCTCCTTGGGAAAATGATCTTAACCGCGAAACCGTCAACGATGTCGATTATCTAAGCAGTGATTTAGACGAATGCGTCCCACATATCGATGATGTATTAGACCAACCTAATTGGCTATCTGAATCAGTACCACAAATCACCCAAGCTGATATGCAGCTTATCTTTATCAAAAACCTATCCGAAACACTTATCCAGCGCATGCATAGCATGGACCGTTTTAGCGAAGACGACTATGCGATTGGTGGTGATAAATTGATGGCGTGGGACATCGTGATTGGTAAAAATTCCTTTAATGTTAAGCGTCCTAATTTTGCGATTGTCATAGCAACATCAAATATAGAGCATAGTGATAAATCAAGCTTTGGCATAGCCGATCTTACTAGCCGTTTTTCAATGAATCAGTTTATTCATACAGGTCAGTACGTAAAGATATCGGTTTGGCACAACGAAACTTATCGCACCATAACCGAAGCCGAACTGCCAGCCTTCCGTGCGGCGTTGGAGGCTTGCTATGCGTAATATCGCCAATATCAAGCCGAGTACTATCTTAGTATCGCTCATGCACAACGCCAAACTTAGCAACGCTGTCAGCCGTACCGCTTTACGCGATGCCGAAAACCAGTGGTGCAAGCATATTGCCAAGCCAATCGAACTACGCGACCAGCACACTATGCTTGATGTCGCTGAGCAACTGCGCCTAGTAATCGTGCAAGTGTCACAGCGTCGTTGCCGTATCAATCCAATGTACTGGGCGGTATTGGTGCATTTAGAAGCTGACTTACGCAAGGCGTTTGCTCATAACATCAACCTTGAGCCGCTACTTGACGTCGTAGCTGCCAATAGCGAACACAGTGAGGTGGCGTAATGTCTATCAATACCCAAAAACGTAAAGGGCCTTTGCTAATTAATATCAGTGGCGCACCACACATCGGTGTCACTACAGCCTGCGAACGCGTGCAGCGGTGCTTAAATGCGCAAGGCATTATCACTGACGTTATCGTACTTGAGCGCGGTATCGATGTAGTCAACTTTGATGATGACTATTTGCTTGGCAACTATAGCCACTTGGATGTCATCTTGTTTGATAAGCATCGCAATGCTGACTCTGCTGTCAAACGTCGTATGATTCAGCCGCTTTGGGACACTGAGGGCGTCGTACCCGATATCAGCGTCTTACTCAGCTGCACACCTGATAATTATAAGTGTCAAATACGCAATCGTATCGACAAGCGCAAGAAGTTTGAACATCACGGCTATTACCTGGCAATCGATAGGGAGCATTACGGTACGCGCAATCATCATGTCGTCAATATCGATGGTAAAAACGGGCAGTTATACGCAGCCGGTACGATTAAAAGTCTGATATTACGGGAGCTAAAGCGATGAGTAAAACATTATCCCTTAACCGCCGTGCTCATTTATTTGTCAGAGATGACGCACTATTTATCAAGCTGCAAACGCCGCATAACAAAATGCCAGACAAAGCAGATATTTATATCCTTAAAAAATTCAGCATCGACCGCTTAAAAGACATACGTGACTGGGCAGATGCAATGATCCAAGCAAGTGAGAGTAGTAATGTCAAAAAAGATTAAAAGAATCACGTTTGCAGCAAATAATTATGGCCTGAGTTGGCTAGAAGTAGACACAAGCTGCTGGGAAATTGTAGACGCATGCAGTGCTGGTCGTCACCTGGTTGGTCGGGCATGTCGCTTGGCTGACCGTGGGATGAAAATAGAATATCGCTACGGTATCGGCTATAAGCGTATCGAAGCGAATGTTGAGAAGATGGGGTAAGTAATGGCTGATGATGCTGATCGCGCAAACGACTATGTTGATTTAACACTGGCTCACTGTCTAAGTCGCGCACCAAAATTTGATAAACCGTCACTGACAGAATGTTTGGAATGTGGCGAAGATATACCGGCTAGACGCCAAGCCGTGGGCGGGGTAACGCTCTGTGTAGACTGCCAAAGCGTATTTGAGAGAAGGGGACGGTGATGCTAACCAATAATGAGCAATTATTAGTAATTACCGGCATGGCTATCTTGCTTGGTATGTTGGTAGTGGCAGTGGTTTGGTTGTTGTCGATTGAATTAAGCAAGGGAGAGTGATTGTGAGTAATTTAACTCAAGCTGTTTTTGAAGGTATGCCGAAATGGATTAAGAGTGCTCGAATAGACAAGAAAGGAAAACTGGTTGTTTATAGTCTGAACGCAGCAACAGTCACTCGAATATTAAACAACGAGATATTACTGCCATGGAACTGTGGCATATGGGATTCGGGATACGACACAACGGACTGGCAAAACAGCGCCATAGACAGGGAGGTTGAGTGAGATGGATGTCATTGAAATTATCAAATCAAATGTCCCGTTGGACTGGGTAACTCTCCCTCAATTTGGTAAACTTATTGGTCTACCACACGAACGCTTATACATGGCAAAAGATAAATGGCCAGAAGGCAAAGTGTGGAAAAAGATTGATAATAAGATTTACTTTAGTCTAAACGGGTGGAATGAATGGCTGGACCAGCAGGGTATCCAAAAGGCGTTAGAGTGCGAAGCGGCAGCGTCGAAATTAATATCCCAATCAAAGGAGAAGGGCGCAGGTACTTCGTCCTCCCGTACACGGCGACGCCAAAGAATATTGCCCAAGCGGGAAAGCTACGAGCTAGTTTAATGGCTCGTAGAAAGTGGGAGAATTTGACGGTAACAGATATTGAATTGGCTTGTAATATTATCGATGAGACGGCAGCAGATGATAGACCACTTTTTGCAGACTATGCACAGCTTTATCTTGATAGCTTAGATAGCGGCAATATAGGCACTAGACGTAAATATAAAGGCATCCTCAAAAATAAGTGGATGCCTTTTTTTGCATCTATGGCAATTGCAGATATAACCCCGGCAATGGTACGCACTGCACTCGCACAGAATGA